GGAACACAAATAGCAGAAGATGAGTATACGGCCATGTTATTGGCTAATGATGAAGTATATGTAGCAGCGTTTGTTGGGTGTACGTATCACTGTGGATAATTGAAACAGAGAAGAAAAAGAACGAAGATTTATTGTCGCAACATCAATTTATTGACCTTTGCGAAATTGCTTTGGGCCAACGTGTCCTGTTCTTCCATTATTTTTTTTCGCGACACTTCTTTTAATTTCGCTTGCTGTTCATGTTCTTCGATGATCCGCTTGTCTTCATCAGTGAGTTCAAATGATTGTTTAAATCTTTGTTTTGTTATGTCTTCCAAATTTTTGTAACTTCCTTGTTTTCTAATCAGCTCTTTGTCAACAAGCTTGTTAGTCGTGTGTGCTTTCATGTAATCCATGTACATCAATTGTTTACCGACAGTGTCGCTGGAGAAGTCGTCGATGTTTCCAACACCGAGTTCATCATAAGTCAATTTCTTTGACTGTACACACAGCGCTTCTGGCTCCTTATACTTAACCAGATCGGAATTAAGGCTTTTTTGTCTATCGAAGCTGGTGTGCAGATCTTTCTCGTTTTGGACAATTCTTTCAATGTTTATGTCTTCCCTCGCGGACGAAGAACTCGCCATCATACCTCCGTACCCGTCGTCAGTGACGTTGCCGAGTCGATTATCATCAAAAACTCTATTGAATTTTGTTTGTAACTCTTCATTGAACTCTACTTTATCTTCCTGAAAGTGGACACTTCTTTGTCCGTTTTGTTTTTCGTTGTGTTTTTTCGACTCTTCTTTCATTTGTTGAAAGCTCGCTTCTTCTTCTTCTTGCATTTTCTTAAGTTTGAAGATTTCACGATATGATTCTACGACTACATTAAACATTTCTTCAGTCCCACCCTTATCGGGATGTACGTTTCTAGCAACTTTTTTGAAGGCATTTCGTATGTGTTCCAAACTGTCGGTTTTAGAGACTCTCAATATTTTATAGGGATCCATATTAACATTCAGTTCTTTTTTTTTACGGATAGAGTTGGCGCAGGAGGTGCGTTTGGATAAATATTTTTTTGTGACCTATTACAAATAAGTCGGTGGATATGGAAGAAGAGGCGGAAGCAATCGCATTTGTATCCCAAAAATGTCCGCATTCGCAAGAAATAATCAAAATCATCAATGGGAGCAGCGATCTACGGGCAAAGATCAACATAGTGGACATTCAATCACTCAAACAGATCCCATCATTTGTCGACAGAGTTCCTTTACTTTTAACCCACGATGAAAAGATATACCACGATGAAGAATTATTTAATTTTGTGAGGGAGCGAAAGAACAAAACGGAATCCTTCATCGAACCGTTCATGAGCAACGAGATGAAAGGTATGTCAGATTACTATTCTTTCATGGGTGACGATGAAGACAAGAAATTAGATCACGTGTATTCTTTCGTGGATAAAGGGGAGGATTTGATAACACAAGTTAAAATCGATGCGACTGATACCGAACGCATAGTAAACTATGATTCGTACATAGAAAAGCGTGCGGAAGAAATCCAAGACGTCCTCAAACAGCAATCACCAGCAGTATCTTCTTGAGAGTATTATGGCATATGTTTTTTTTCTCCTTTAATTCAATGAAAGCGATAGATAAACGGATATTCGGTATAGTCGTCGTATCGATATTGACATTGCTATTGATGATAGGTATGATACTAAAGCTGAAGACATTTTGGTCGTCCAAGGAGAATTTCATGGAAGCCAACTTGTTCGTAGACGACTTGGGTCACGACCGTGGACCAGCGTATGATCCAGAACAAGTTCGGGACTATGAAACTTACTTCATGGACAAAGAAAAGATAGAAGATATCCGTATCCACGCGTATAAGGTCAAGAATCAGAGCTCATGGGCGGAGTTAGGACTCTACAAATACGACACCAAGAATTCCACAGTTTCGAAAAAGTCCATGCCAATTAATCGTATAAAGTTCTCTTCAGAGAGACGAAAACAATTTCAAGTCTCATATGAAAGTGTTGGAAAACCGTGTGTCATAACCAACGCGGCGGATGCATGGCCGGCTTCGAGACTATGGAGCTTTGAGTATATGAACGATGTGTACGGAGATTGCAAATTTGTAGTAGACGGTGAACAAAATGAGATGAAATTCAAGTACTGGTATTATTATGCCAAACATCCCAAACATAGACGTGACGATGATCCTATATACATATTTGATCAACGATTTTATGAACGTAAACGAACTTACAAATTACTGAAAGACTACAAAGTTCCTAGTTGGTTTAAAGAAGACGATTTATCTATTTTACCCGAATCCATGAGGCCGCCTTACATTTGGATCTTAATGGGCATTCCGAGAAGTGGATCATCACTACACGTGGACCCTCTAGGAACGCATGCATGGAATACACTAATCATCGGGAAGAAGAGATGGGTATTATTTCCTCCTGAAACGAAATTCACAGAGGAAGAGCAAAACTTATCAGGACATCGCTGGTTCAATGAAATACTTCCCAAACACGACCATTTGAAGCACTATGATTTTATCCAGGCACGGGGGGAGACATTATTTCTTCCTGCGAATTGGTGGCACGTCACGCTTGTGATCGAAGACAGTATATGCATAACTCAGAATTATATCAACAAAAGTAATCGGCAGAATGCCAAGAAACAGATCATGAAAGAACGCCCAAAAGTTCATAGATACTGGATGAATGCTATAGGTGAATCCATACCGAAGGAACAGATCTATTTGCGAGAAGACGTTTACGACTCTACAGAATCTGAAATGGAGTCTGATGACGAGGACGAGGACGAGGACGTTGACGTCGAAGTCGCCAATGCCAATGTCATATAAAGGCTAGAGGAAGAAATGTAACATTGTTAGATATCACTCATTTTTTTTCTCCTTGATATATTAGAAATAATGGGCAGATTTTCTTTCCTGGGGGAAGCATTTGTAGAAACGTTTCAACAGAATCATGATCAAACGTATTCTCCGAAAACTTCCCTGATAAACAAAGAGAAAGATGAAAAAGCCACGACTTCCCCGTTGTTCTGTGTAAAAGGACATAAATACGAAGGAGGAGAGTGTCAAACGTGTGAAAGCGGGAAATATCAGGATATCCAAACACCTCATCGAAAAACTGAGTGCATTGCGCAACCAGAATTGAGTGGCACGGATTGCAAAGATGGTGAATATTTCTTTATATCAGCCTCTCAAAAGCAAAACATTTACGACACAACGACAGACAGGCAATTGACTGCGGAACAGTTTTGCAAACGTCACGAAGATTTCAATGCAGGCAATTGTGACCCCAACACATACTTGCGTTCGGATGAGATGGGAAAATTACGTCAAACGACGAAAGATACACAATTGACAAAAACTGATTACTGCGCGGCGCAGCCTTCGTTCGACGATATCACTTGTGGTTTACCTGGTATGTTTGAGAATATTACGTTGTACAATACAATAGTGCAGACCAGATTAAAACGTGCTACGAATGATGATATCTGCTCGTTGGCAGAACTGTCGAATAAAGTAGTAAGTGTGCTGCACACACACTTCGACGAACCTGCGAACAAAAAAAGTTTCAGAACCGTCAAGTTGACGGGAAGGGTTAACGCAGATGGTAACGTTTTCCTGAAACCTACCGCGCAAAGATCTTTGGAAACCGGAGATACACCGTCTTCCAGACGCTCTTCTTCTTCTGTGTACGCGGGCGACAAAATGGACACCGGTCACAATCGGGGACGTTTAGATCAAACAGGGTGGTCTTCTCAGCATAATACATGGGGGCAATGGTACCAAATGGATAACGGTGCCCCCACGGTGATCACAGGTGTGGCTATTAAGGGGCGTGCCTGTTGCAGTCAATGGGTCAAAACTTTCAAAGTGCTTGCATTCACACCAGATGAAAAATGGGTTTGGGTCGACAATCAGAAAGTTTACCAAGGCAACTTTGATCAAGAAACACAGGTTATTGTGGACTTTGACAATCCGATACAAGCAAGAAGCGTTCGGATATACCCTGTGAGCTGGAGTAATCACATGTCCATGCGGTGCGAAGTAAGGTGTGCGAATGTACGAAACATAGCAAACGCTACTAAAACCACAGTCCCAGTCAGGAAGGATAGCGTCTTCAATTTGACCAGGACGGAAGCTGCTACAGGTTTGTATTCCTTTGACATCGAATTCGAGGACTCCAGAAAGAGAATCTCTAAAGTTGGGAGCATAGATGGAGCATATCTATATGATTTCCAATTTTCGCTGACAACGTATGCTCAACACGTACGTAAAGGAAGCGATAATTATCGACACCCAGGAAGTATTGGTGAAAATATTCAATCAGTCACCCCTACCGGGTTTGATAAAAACAGTGATCGTGTGCAGAAAATAACATATACCGCGAAGGATATCAGATCAGAGCACACATTGACCAGGACGTATAACGCAACCGTATACACCACAGCAGCTTCAATCAAAGCACACGCGAATCAGAACACGAAACACGGAGAAGACCACCATGCCCCACAATTCAACCTCACCAACATGCACATCAAGTATATAGGAGGCATGCCCGGTAAGAACTCGATCCACGGAGATGCACATACATTCACCGGACACTACCAAGCAATCGATAATTTCGACCATGGGTACATAATCAACCTACATCCAAAGGTCACTAAGTACAAATTCGCATGGGCGTCCTTTAAAGATGTACGATTGAGACGTCACACAGGTTATCACTGGCATGGACATTTCGCAAGTCGGGGAATCAATTGTGATATCACACATGCTCAATATAACTGGCACCCACACCATAACATAGACATCAATTGGATAAAGACACATGTTCATGATCGACACCTACGATTCCATGCACGAAATAGATACAATCACGGAGAAGGCAAGTGGTTTAATGTATGGGTCCGAGTGTACGACGCGACAGCAAGTATTAAACTCCATGCGAATCAGAACACGAAATACGGAGAAGACCACCATGCCCCACAATTTAACCTCACCAACATGCACATCAAGTATATAGGAGGCATGCCTGGTAAGCACTCGATCCACAATAATGCACATACATTCACGGGACACTACCAAGCAATCGATAATTTCGACCATGGGTACAGAATTAACCTACATCCAAAGGTCACGAAGTACAAATTCGCATGGCCTGTTGTGAAGCACGTCGGGATACTAGTTGGCAAGGACTATCATTGGCATCACCAGTTCTCGAGTTGGGGGGTGAATTGTAGTATCACACATGCTCAATATAACTGGCACCCACACCATAACATAGACAACAATTGGATCAAAAATAACGTTCATAACAGGCCGCTGAGATTCCACGCGCGGAATAATTACAACCACGGAGAAGGCAAGTGGCTTTACGCAAACGCTAACATAGTGGCTCTTCCTAAAATCAAAATCAAGTGGAAAGCAGTATCGAAGCCAAAATTTAAGGTGAAGAAGATGAAAAAGTGGCGGTGATCGAATGATTTGTACATAGAAATACCTCGAGGAGTGATTCTTCGAGTGTTTTTTCGTTGAATTGTACTAATTTTTATGACTTTTGATGACGCTATCTAGCCGAGAGAGTTTAGCCACCTCTTCTGAAAAAAGGGGCTCGAGTAAATCTTCGACATGGAAAAGGTCAAAGTAGTATTTTAACAGCTGCACTATAAGAATAACTTCTGTACCTAAAAAGAGAATTTAGAATGGAAGAAAAAAGGTCAAAGTCGACTGATCTTATTTATTCCGTCTTATGTGATCTCGAATATGCAACCAGAATAGAAGGTTCGATTCACAATGCTTTCAAAAACGATCTCAAAAAATATTGTCAAAAAATAAGATCTATTGTTTTTAACTTAAAGTCAAATTCAGAATTTAGAGAAAAGATCCTTCAAAATAGAATCGACATAGCTATCTTGCCATATATCTCCCCGGCTGAGGTCGACTCGACGTTGTGGGATCCTATCTTCAAGAAAAGAGAAAGGAAACGAAAAATCAATGAATTAATCGATCAAATCGCTTGTGAATGACATAATCGGTCTATGGGTCATAGCCTCACGCGCCTTCAAATTGCTCCTCAGTCATCATTTTCGCACGCTTGCGCTTGATCTGTTTTGTCACAGGAACTTTATCCGCTTCCACCTGAACACCCCGATAGTGTTGTGCAAAGTCCTCTTTTCTGATCTGTAAATCGAACTGTTTCGGTTGGTCATCATCAGTTGCATTTATATATTTGAAACATATCTTTACATCTGGTCCATCGTTTTCAACCTTTATGCCCAATTCCTTTACAGAAGTTTCAGGCGATCCAAGCATAAATAACCAAGAATTATTATATATTTTCATGAGTCTCCCATTTTCTGCAAAGTTAAGTTCCTTCCAAAAATACGACACAGGATCCTTAAAAAGAATTTGACGATCAGACAGTGTGGTTTCAAAGCCAACTGGGAGATCAGTGCTAGACATTTTGCAGAAGAGCGTTATAATGTCATTACTATCGTTGTCTCCCGTAGTTCCGTGGAAATTCAGTATAGCGCCATATTTCTCTTGCAGGTGGTGCAATCTTTTACTGGACGAAACCAATGCTTCAAAGCGTGTTTTATCAAGGTCTGGTTTCGATCCTGCAATAATCCACATGGACAGCAACGGCGGACAACGTTCTTTGAATGAATCAACATCAAAGTGATACTTCATACTATAAATCGAATGTTCGGTGCCGTCGTCAAGAGTATAAATGACTTCGTTGTTAGGACACATACGCCACAGGTTGCTACCATCTTTCAATACGCAACTGAAGTATTTATTCGTACCAATGCGTATCTTCTTGTAAATTTTGTCGAATTGCTCGTGATCCAAAGCCATTCCATATGTAAAGAGTTTTTCCAGATCTTCTGTGTGATCTATTTTCTCAACAACTTTGCTGTTTTCATATCGACAAGAGAACAACCCTGATATTTTGAACGACACAGTAATTCCAGTAAGGTCCTTGTAAGTATAGGTGTAAATTGTTTCGTCAGACTTACTGTTTATGGACCATTTCCCCATAAAAATTTGCATTCTCTTCTGCTGCTCGATCGCGGTCTGTTGCTCAGGTGCGGTCTGCTGCTCGGGGTCGGTATCGGGTGCGGTCGCGATGGCGAGCTGTTGCGCGGGGACGGTCTGCTCGTGTGCGGTCGCGATGGCGAGCTGTTCCCTCGACCCGA